TTGCCGTTTACGCAATCTTTGTACTGCACAATGACGAGACCTTGTTCGAGGTTATGTGGAAGCCACAAATTGACGCTATCAAGAATCGTTCAGAGACTGGTCGCAAGGATGTTGGACCATGGTCAACTGACTATGCAGAGATGGCTCGTAAGACCGTTGTGAAGAGAGGTTGGAAGTCTATCCCTAAGTCATCATTTGCCTTGGATAAGATTGAGAAGGTTAACACCGCTATCTCTATCGACAACGAGGAGTACAAGACCGTTGAGTATGTGAAGATGAGCGAGGAGCAAATTGACCGCTTACTTGAGAAGACTACCAATGTGGTAGAACTTGAGACTGCCTTATCAGATGAGTCAGTAATGATTGATCCGGAGCAGAAGAAAGAGATCATTGAGAAGGCTCGTAAGAAAGTTAAAGGAGGGGACAATGAGTAATCTATTAAACGAAATCCTAAAGGAACAAGCACAAGCGTCTGACCAACGCTCACAGGCTTGGTTCAACGCTCGTGTTGGTAAGTTCACCGCATCGGAGATATACAAGTTGATGACTCAACCTCAGACGAAGGCAGCGAGAGATAACGGAGAGTTGTCCGAGACCACCAAGACTTATATCATGGGTAAGGTTGCTGAGGAAATGGCAGGTGTAGAGCAGACAACTAACTCTGCGGCTACAGACTGGGGCGTGGAGCATGAGGCTGAGGCTTGTAATCTATATGCCGAGATGATGGAGTCTCGTGTTGACTCTGTAGGGTTTATCCCCTACGGAGAACACGCAGGAGGTTCTCCAGATGGTATCTGCTCACGCTTCGGTGTGATTGAGATTAAGTGTCCATACAACTTTGAGAATCATGTGCAGAACCTTCTCATTGCAGACGAGGATGATCTATTCAAGCAGAGAAAACCTTATTGGTGGCAGTTGCAAATGAATATGGTTGTCGCAGGAAAGGAAGAGGGGATGTTTATTTCTTACGATCCACGAATGGATGGGAAGAACAAGTTAGCGATAATTCCTGTACATTTACAATCGGATTCAAAAGAAATTTTGGACAACGCCATTGCAATGGCAGTTAAATACAAACAATTTTTAATCGAAAAGTTAGGCAACCGATGATTCTAGACGAGCATAAAAGACATCAAATAATCGCATCTATGCTACACGCAAATGCGTTTGTAAACATCTCTGACCAAATAGGCCCACCCTTTTGGGAGAAGGAGGTGAAGATGAAGGGTAACCAGTTCGTTAAGGCTGCCGAGCAGAAGTATAAAGTATTAGCCACCGCCCTCTTCGACATTGAGGGTGGTGACTACTACCTCCGAGCAATGGATGACGCTGAACATCTTATCGAAGAGATTGCTACACTACCCTGGTTTGCTTATCATGACATTGCACAACTAATAAAAAAATACAAGGATGAAAAAGCTTTAGAAGAGCGAGAGAAAGTTCAAAAAAGAATGGACTCTGAACCCACAGCAGAAGGGTGAGATTTATATCTCACTTGCTGTTTTAATCATTATCTTTATCTACACACAACTCTCATGAAAGACCACCACAAATTTTTAGCACTTGCCATAGGTATATTAACCTTCATTGCCACCATCCACATCCTTAGTGTTAAGGAGATGGAGGACAACAATGACGCTGACGCTATCCTCCGTAATCAAATAGAGGAACAGCAGAGGGTTATAGATGCCAAGCAAGTGGAGATTACCCAACTTCAGCAGACTCTTACAGGTCTGAAGGGAGATGTGGTTGTAATAGATAATAAATCAAAGGAAACTAAAACCAAATACAAAGATGAAAAAAGGTATATTGATTTTGCTACTCCTAGTCAGCAATCAAGTCTTCTCTCAACTAACCTCAACGAGTTCAAGGATCTTGATAAACAAGGATACTTTGACCTGCCTGAAGGATACTGAGATTAAAATCATTAACAAGATAGCGGCATCGGAGAGGTTCTACCACTCTATGTATGACACTCACTTGAGTAAGATTGCTAACCTTGAGAAGCAAATATCCACATTGGATATGATTGCCAATGATTATAAGATTTCTTTCGAGGGTAAGTCAAGTCAATACGAATCTTTGTCGATGAGATATGACTTGAAGGCAAAGGAGTACGAAGAGTTGGAGAGTTCATATTGGATTCTTGACACCAAGAAAACTACATGGAAGACTCTAACAATTGTCGGTATACCAGTATCCTTTGTTGGAGGCGTTCTACTTACCGCTAAACTTTTAAACTAATATAAATGAAAACACTAGCAGACAGAATTAAATTTTTGCCAATCACACAAGACCTTGTCAAGTCATCAACCCTTGACCTATCCCACATTGGAACACAAGTTATTGAGGGGAAAGTTATTGAGGTTGGACCAGATATTGAAGAGGTTAGCCTTGGAGACATCATCCGATTCAACGAAAAGACTCCAGTATACCTTGAGGAAAAAGGAGTTAAGGTTGGATACATTATGGAGTCTGATGTGCTACTTATAATGGGCAATGAGAAGGAAGGTTAGGTATTGGAACGATATCCAAATTGAGGATGGTGCTTGTTATATGTGGAACGGAGAGTACCAAGTTATAACATTCAACAACTCAAAGGTCGGATACTTTCACACTTGGGGAATTGTTTCGGGAGAAACTGTCGCTCTGATTGAAAATTATGAGGGACATATTGAGGCAATTAACCCAACATTTGTTAAATTTACACACGAGAACACAACCACACCTCATTTGTTTGAAGCATTATCCTTCATAGAAGATCAGGAGACGAGAGAGAGGGTTATAAATGTTTTCTTGAACACAGATGAGTACAATAAAGGTTAACATAAAGCCTCTGTCCATAAACAAAGCCTTCCAGGGAAGGAGATTTAAGACAAAGGATTATAATGAATATGAAAAGTCATGCCTATTGATGATGCCCCGGCTACGATTTCCTCAAGGCAAGGTCGCACTTCACATACGGTATGGCTTTTCTAATAAAGCATCAGATGTAGACAACCCAACCAAGTTGGTGCTGGATATTATGCAGAAGAAATATAAGTTTAACGACAAAGATGTTTACGAGATTCATCTCTATAAACTGATTGTCCCACGAGGAAAAGAGTTTTGGGAGGTTACTATCATCCCTCTTGAATGATTTTTTTTACTGTAGAACGAAGGCGGTTACTTCAAACGTGGAGTGCCGCCTTTTCCGTTTTATGTCTAATTCCTTCATAAAGACTACCTTTAGAGCAGTTTTCACTACTCCATAAAGGCTGTAAATTTTGTAATGAAAAAGCCCTCTTGACATCTTCAATATTTTCTAAATTAAAAGATGCTAATGGCCTTATATGATCTATATGCCACCCTTTTTTACCATAGTTTTCCCATGACATTCCTTCTGTAAACAAAGATGTTATGTGATTTAAAAATTCCTCATGATTATAACATATAACATCATTTACCGAAAATTGTTTTTTGTTTTTTAAACAATCATTCATTCTAACTCTAAGATAATGAATGTGTTTTTTTAGTGGATTTGCCTTTATTTTTTCATACTCCTTTTTTTTATACTCTTTTATTTTTTCAGGAGAAGGTTTTTTCTTAATTGAAAGTCGAGCTTTTTGATTTAGAATTTCTCTGTTTTTATCTCTGTATCTTTTTTTTCTAATCTTTTCTTTTTCTTTAGATTTCGCTAGAAACATTTGATATTCATCAGATTTTAAATACGTTTCTTTTTTTAACCTTCTTTCTTCTTTCAGTTTTTCACTCGTTATATTAATAAAAGTTTCATACTTACGCTTACGGCAACAATCGGCACAAGATGAGGACAATCCGTCTTTCTTTTGAATGTCCTTATAAAAATTACCTATTAACGCAGGCAAAGAAGTGCCACATTTAGTACAAATTTTATTTTTTGCTAGATTTCCCATTTTTACCGTTGCGTTTTCTGTTGGCCGAACTATTCTCCAAAACCATTTTTCCTGACTTAGTATGGCTTCTATCTTTTCCCATTTCAGACATTTTCCCATAGGTTCCAGCCTTACGATTTTCTTTGTTCAGTTCTGAACGATACTTACGTCTCTCGGGAGTAGAGTGATATTCTTTGTTATACTCATCCTTTTTAGCCTTCGCCTTTGGATTGGACTGAAAGTATTTGGCACTCTCTGACTTGCCTTTTTTAGTACCTGCTAATGAATTTCTCATGTAACAAATATAACACTAAATTTGTTACGATGATTATACATGAAATACAACAAGTGCTTTGGGTAGAGACGGAGTTAGGTGACGGAATTGCCTTATTCCTCATGGACTACGGAATGCAGAATAATACGGTGTGGGTGGTAGCCTTGGAGGAGACTGGAGAGATAAAACACTTCGACTCTAATCAGATAAGGTTATGCAAGAACCACACTATAAACCTTCGCTGTAATACGCAATCTTGAGCATCTCGTATAACTTAAAGACGTATTCCCATCTCTTATCCTTCTGCAATAGTTTCTCTCTCGACATGGTGTGCCAATCTGTGTGATACTCCGCATTGACAAAGATGATGTTGGATGGGTTGAGGCGATAGGCAGGAAATGCTCCCTTGCCTAGGATGTGGAAGCAGATTGATGGAGAGAACTCTAACTCTCTTCCTGTGACATAGCAACGATGTTTACGGCCCTCCCATAGATGTTTGAAGAGATCCATCTCCCCAGTAGCCTTGTACTTTTTCTTGAAATGAGTTCTCTTGAGACCTTTAGACTTAGGCTTCGCATCCTCTCTGTAGTTCTTACAGAATGTACGGTTAAAATCCGTACAAAAACACTCTTCGGCTTGACACTTCATGGGCATTGTGTTTAAAACAAATAAGGAGGATTTCTCCCCCTTATCTGTAACCTAAATCAATAATCAATAAATCTATGAGAAACAATTGAACATCGCAAATATACAAAAACAAATTCTGTAATTGCAAATATTAATAAATTTAATTCTCTTTTATTACATCGGTGCTAGGCATAAAATGCCCGAACATATACTTTTGAGCTTGTTTAGTGCAATCTGTTTTTGATAAAAATATATCAATAACGTCTGAATCTACTAAGTCTGGGTGTACCCACCAGTCCTCATAAGGACAGTTGTCATTAGGAGATATATTACTTCCTACTAATACATACCCCTTTTCTGTTAAAAACTCTCTAGATTTTTCTCTGTATAGCTTAGTTAGGTCTGCATAGTAGTCATGTTCAAATGTAATTACTGCAAACCTGTGCTTGTCAAATGGTATCTTAGTTAAGATGTCATAGGTTACACTAGGTGGCTCACAGTCTACCTGTAGATAGTCTATATCCTTAGGGTACTGATGCTGAGTCAGGAAGTCAGCATAGTCTATAGTTGTAGCGTCATGAAGGACTATAGGATTTTTTCTGCTACCTGCAAATTTCTTAACCTCATGTTCTAATATCTCTATAGACGTACCCTTCCATTCAAACTGAGTTTCTAGTAATGCCGTATTACTTCCAAAGAAAGGATCTGCTGCACCAATTTCTAGATAGGTCCCCTTCTTCTTTCCTTTTAACATTGATAACACAAACAGGTCTTGGTATGTTTGTGAATAGTTTCTCTTAACATCCTCCAACCCTTCAAAATGATACATCATTGAAGAGTAGTTTAATGGGGTATAGGGTAGAAAAGGATCAGATGATGAACCTAAAGATGTTATATTCTTTTGGAGAAGAGCCTTAAACTCTTCGTCCATTAGGTGACTATAGTTCTCTGCTAATTCAAATAGCAATACTCTTGCTTGTTTACCATCTCCTATCCACCATAGTGACACCGCTAATTGAAATAGGTATAAATAATAGTCATCATCCTTTTTATTCTTTTTGCTGAGAGCTAATGTTGCATAAAGGTTAGACTCTTGCCAGCTCTGAACCGATTCAAAGTATTGGCTAAGTTTTAAAAGCCCATATGCAACATCAGGCATATAGGTTATTACGTTCATTAGTATGCTCTTCTCTGCAACTTTTCTATTACCTTCTTTAGCAATACATTCTACTATTCTTAGCAAGCATTGGTATGCATTATCAGACTGCTTATTTAGATGAAATAACTCTGCACTTCTTAGATAAAAAGATAGGGCAGATGACCAAAGTTCTTGGTTAAAATAGAAGTTAGCTAATGCATAATTATTCTCCGCTAGTTCAGGAGATTCAGCAAACCTTTCTAATGCTTTAGGAGATGCCTTAACTTGGTATTCCTGTACATCCTTTGATAAACCTACCAGATTCTCAAAGTATGCACAAGGCATCTTAACTATAAATGCGGATGAGTCTTGAAATCCCATAGTAATAAGAAGGTTATCCTCTTGAACGGCCATGCCACATGAGAACTCTATATTAGCACCAAAGATTTTAAAAGCATCTGATGTAGCAACTATGTTCCAATCCTTATCCCACACTATAAATCTGTGGTAGTAGTGGGCATCTTTTTTACCCTGCTCATTATGCCAAAGATCTACCTCGTGGGTTAATGCTATTCTGTAATTTTTGTATGGGACAACTTGACTACCTCCACGGATATCTCTAGGAAGTTCTAATGTTTCTTTTGATATAAATACTGTTTCAGAGGATTTGTTTTCTAGGTTTACTTTTACCACCTCTGTAGGATTGCTCCACTTAACAAAGTGATATGGCATATCTATTACAGGCATCCAGTTCTTCTCACAATAAGATTGAGCAGGTGGTTCTATTCTAGTTCTATTTACCTCTTGTCCATCAACAATCTCGGACATCTCCATCCTACCTACACCATTAGTTGTAGTATCTCTTCTAACCCCACATAAAAATAGTTTGTTATCCCACTTAACTATACGAGCATCCTCTAATCCTACAAACTCCCATAAGGGTTTTACATCTAACTTTGATGTATCTACTTTTTCAAACGACTCTAAGGTAAGTGTATTAGAGTCAAGTTTGCATAAGTAATTTGTTGTAGTAAGAGTTATGTCATTTTCAGGATTTAGGTATGCTAAAGGGCTGCAATGAACAAGAAACTTCTGTGAAAATTCAGAGTGGTATAACATATACTGCACCTTTCTAATATTCAATAGAAGGTCTTCACCGTCTATAAATATTGAGGGATTAGTGTTTGCTGTGCCACCTACACAGGTAGCTGGTAGATTTAAAAAATGAAAACTGCCCCCGTGTTGGAGTAAATCATGAGATAAAAAATTTTTCATAAAGATTTTTGGTTGTGCAACAAATATAACTAAAATTTTCTTTAATCCTAAAGTAATTTATTTATCTCCTAAAGTTATTAAACATCACCTTTCAACCTTTTCAATTCTTCATACATCTCAAGAAGTTGAGCTTCTTTTTGAGCAATCAACTCCTCTTGCGTTGGCTCATCTACTTCAATGAATTCTACTCTTATAAGCCCGTTCTCATCGTAAATCTCGTGTCTAATCTGTGCCATAGTTATACGGATATAAAGTTTATTTTAGGAGTATTTTGAGCAGCGGTTAAGTTAGATGATGTCGCAGTTAATGTAGATGAAGGTGTTGCAAATGAATCATTAAAAAACCAAAGAGGGAATATAGAGGTACCTGTTTCATTTGTTGTAAAAGGTGTTGCTGCTGTAAATGATCGCATAGATCCTGAAAAACTATTTCCAATGTATCCAACCCAGTATGTTGTACCAGCACTAAATGTGTAGGAAGTTGTAAATGTTTTTTTCCCTGTTGTTGAAAAATCTAAACTTGTTGATTCAATTAACTTGGTTGTTGGTTTACCATTAACATCAGAGTAAATTAAAATTTTTATCGCTGCCCCTGCCCCAGCAGCTGTACATTCAACTGATAACGCTGATACAGTTATAGTGTTAATTGGCATAAATAAACTTAAATATGTAGTACCTGATCCTATACCCCATGTATTAGTTCCTAATGCGATTGCATTAGTGTAAGCAAATCCGGTTATAGGTTTTGTTGGAATGTGTAAACCACCTCCAGAACCATTAGCTCCTGTTGTTCCTTGTACACCTTGTGCAGCAAAAAGACCGTTAAGTCCTTGTATTCCTTGCACTCCTGTTAACCCCTGGATACCTGTAAATCCTTGACTTCCTGTAGTTCC